AGTTGTTTATCTCGATGCCACCCCGTGTCGGTAAGACCACTATCCTTATGCTCTTTGTTACTTGGATAATCGGCAGGAATAGCGAGATGTCGAACCTCTACTCTGCTTATTCAGATGTGATTAAGAACGGTTATGTTGGCACCGTTGGTGGCGTGAACCTTTATGTTAAGAAGGATGCTACTCCGGGTGCTATCTATGTCGGCACTAAGGAAGCGGTTACTCTCTTCATCAAGAAGGGTACTGAAATCGAGCAGGTTTCCAAAAATGCTCGTTCTGAGGAAGCGGCTAATACTCGTTTGAACACTATCTTCTCTCGTAAGTATTACCTTGCTGCTCTCACCGATGCAACTAAGGTTGTAAAAATCGCTATTGCGTAATGAAAGGAGGTGGACAATATGACCGAATCACAGAAACTCGAAAGACTGAAAGTGTTATCGGGTGAAACCGATGAGAGCGTGTTGTCCACCTTTCTCGATTTGGCAGGTGAACGAATACTGAGACGGGCTTATCCGTTCCGTTCGGATATTCGAGATGTACCTATCAAGTACCACTCAACTCAAATTGATATTGCCCTCTACCTGCTTAACAAGCGTGGTGCTGAGGGTGAAACCGCTCATAGTGAGAACGGCATCTCTCGCTCTTATGAGAGTGCAACGGTGCCGGATTCGATGTTGAAACACATCACCCCTCACGCATCGGTATTGGGAGGTAAGTCCCAATGAAATGTTTGGAGAGAAATAAGACGGAATTTTACTACGCTCTGTTTGTCGATGACGAACCCGGTAAGGATGAGTACGGCAACGAAAGTGGAGAACCTCGCATTATTTACTCCGAACCCGTATGGGCGAAAGCGAACATCTCTCCTGCGACCGGCGTTTCACAGGTCGAGCAGTTCGGTAAGGATTTGAAGTATGACAAGGTTATTGTCCTCGATGATACCAACTGTCCGATTGATGAGAACACAGTCCTGTTTGTCGATAAACTCCCTGCGAGGGATGAAGATGGCAACCTGCTTTTCGATTACATCGTCAAGAAGATAGCGAAGTCGCTCAATAGCGTATCTATCGCAATCAGTAAGGTGGATGTATCGTGAGCATTACCATTCTGAACCTCGATAAAGTTATCTCGCAGATAGAGGACTACCGCAAAGGTTTACAGGATAAGGTGAATCGCTTCTTGGAACGCTTATCCACGCTCGGTGCATATCGAGCAAGGATAGAGTTCACCAATGCAATGTACGCAGGTACAAACGATGTAATGGTGAGTGTTGAAACTACTGCGACAGGTTATCAAGTAGTTGCCGCAGGTCAAGCGGTACTATTTATTGAGTTTGGTACAGGCGTTCTTAACCCGGAACATCCACAGTCTTCGGAGTTTGGTTTTACTCACGGAACTTATGGTTCGGGTAAGGGTGCTAACGAAAAAGGTTGGATTTATGTCGGTGAACAAGGTAACGCAGGTCAACCGATTCGTGATGGCGTTTATCGCACTTACGGAAATCCACCTGCGAAAGCGATGTATTACGCCGCAAAGGATATGAAAGCAGAGATTTACACTATTGCAAAGGAGGTCTTCGGATAATGGTTGATATTGAAACAGAAATCTTCACCAATGTAGCGACCAAACTTCGCAATAAGTATGGTGCAAAGTTCACCGTCTATGGTGAGACTGTCTTAACACCCTCGGAGTTCCCCTGTGCTTGTATCGAGGAGAGCGATAACTACGCTCATACTCAAACGCAAGATAGCGGTAGCAACGAAAATCACGCTGACCTTGTGTACGATGTCAATGTCTATTCCAATAAAAGAAATGGCAAAAAGGCAGAGTGCAAGGAAATCCTTGCGGTGATTGATGAATATTTTACGGGCATCGGTTTCGCCCGTATCACTAAAAACCCAATATCGTTGGATGATGCAACGAAGTATCGACTCTTTGCTCGGTATGCTGCCGTTGCTTCAAAAGACGGAACTATTTACAGGAGGTAAAGAAAATGGCTATTTCTACTTACAAAGTGTTCCTTATGAAAAAGGATGCAGAAACCTACGGGAAGCTCGTTGACATCAAGGACTTTCCCGACCTCGGTGGTTCTCCCGAAATGCTCGAAACCACCACCCTGTCTGATAAGATGCAGACCTATATTCCGGGTATTCAGTCTTTGGATGCTTTGGAGTTCAATGCGAACTACACCAAAGAAGAGTTTGCGAAGCTCAAAGCACTCGAAGGACAGGAACTCGAACTCGCAGTATGGTTCGGTGGCAACGAAGCCAACGGCACTCTTACTCCTACGGGCGATGATGGCAAGTTCAACTTCAAGGGCTATGTGTCTGTGTTCGTAGTTGGCGGCGGCACTAATGAGGTTATCGGTATGACCGTTGCGGTTGCACCTTCTACCCCGATTACTATCGGCGAGTAAGAAATAAGAGGAGGATTATATTATCTACCTGCGATGCGAATGTATGGGAACCGGGCGTTTACGGATGGGAGGAAGTTAGCGAATGAGTACAATAGCAACCATCGCCACCCTCATCGGCGAGATTGGTGTACTCATTGGCGTAATTACTCCCGTGATAGTCAGCATACGGAAAATCTCAAACGGAACGAAATGTCAGTTGCGTAGCGAGATGCTCCGTATCTACTACCACAATCGTGAGCGTGAGGTTATCCGTCAATATGAGTACGAAAACTTCGTTATGCTCTACGAAGCGTACAAAGCTCTTAAAGGTAATTCCTTTATAGATAAGATTTATTCCGAAGTGAAAACTTGGGAAGTAGTGTCATAAGAGGAGGTAAATGTTATGGCAAATGAAAACAAGAAACCCGAACTAAATCTAAGGTATTACAACCACGAAATAGACGATGACCTTCCTTATGTCGGCGGTCTGAACCTTGACGAAGAGACAGGTTACATCTATGACGAAGAGGGAGATGTTGTCGATTTAGACACCATCGCCGCTTTCTGCGAGGGAGACGGGAAAGGAGATGACGAGTAATGGGGTTTACAAATAGTCCTTTGGTATCTTACACTAAACTGAGTCCCAACCATTCGGGACAGAGAAATCACGCCATTGACACCATCACAATTCATTGCGTGGTCGGTCAATGTTCTGTCGAAGTTCTCGGTCAAGTATTTGCACCTACTTCGAGACAGGCATCCTCTAACTACGGCGTAGGTTACGATGGTAGAATCGGTATGTATGTCGAAGAGAAGAATCGTTCTTGGTGTACTTCTTCTGCATCCAACGACCATCGTGCTATCACCATTGAGGTTGCGAGTGATACGACCGAACCCTATGCAGTAAACGATAAAGCGTTCGCTGCTATGCTCGACCTTGTTACCGACATCTGTAAGAGAAACGGCATCAAAAAGTTGGTTTGGTCTGATAACAAATCCGATAGAGTGAATCACACTAACGGATGCAATGTTACCGTACATAGAGATTATGCAAACAAATCGTGTCCGGGCAAGTACCTCTACGACCGACACGATGAAATCATCGCAGAGGTCAATAAGAGACTCAACATTACTACACAGGAGGGTAAAGTTATGTATCGAGTTCAAATCGGTGCGTACTCCAAAAAGGAGAACGCAGAAAAATGTTTGGAGAAAGCAAAGGCAGCAGGTTTCACAGATGCGTTCATCGCAACGACTGTTGTGGAAGATGCACCTGCGAAACAAGAACCTGTGAAAGAACCCGAAGTCGTTTTCGAGGAGGGCGATAAAGTAAAAATGGCGGCAAACGCCCCTGTTTACGGAAAGACCTCTAAGTTTCAGTCTTGGGTTTATGGCAAAACGCTTTATGTTCGTGATGTCGATGGCTCTCGTATAGTTGTTTCCACGCAGAAAACGGGTGCAGTTACGGGTGCAGTCGATAAAAAATATCTTACCAAAGTCTAAGGAGGTAAAAGACGATGAAAAAGGTTTTCACTATGAATTGGCTTAAAGCCGCAGGAGTTCGTGCTATCAAGACAGTAGCACAGACCGCCGTAGCAACTATCGGTACTGCCGCAGTTATCGGCGAAGTAAATTGGGTGATGGTAGCAAGTGCCGCCGCCCTTGCAGGTATTCTCTCCCTGTTGACAAGCGTGGCAGGTCTGCCCGAAGTCAAAGAAGAGGAATAACAATGACTCTATCCGCTGAAAAGCGATTGAGTATATAGTCCTCCTAAAACGAAGCACCGACAGGGCGATTAACCTTGTCGGTGCTTTGTTGTCTGTCCGAACAACACTCCTATTATAAAGTGGTTCGGATTATACTCTAATGGTGGAGCCGAGGGGAATCGAACCCCTGTCCGAAAGCAACTTGGAAGGAACTTCTCCGGGCGCAGTTTGTTATTTACATTCCCTCAACCCGGCGAAAACAAACATCCTACGGGAATCAGTAG